TTAGCACCTTTCTAGTGTCATATTCTGAGAAATCAGGATGTATTATGCATGCAGTTGTTGTGAATCTGGAAAGTCTTAGTGTTAACGAAGCCCGACTTTCACGAGAATACGCCTTCGAAAAGCTTCTACTATAATACATGTAGTGTAACCATTCCCATCCCAAATCAATATTGTTTGGTTTTAAGAACATATATGCAGGGTGCTTATTTATGAAGTCCTGACATTCTTCGTATGTCAGTGTTAAATGTGTTCGTATATGTCCTATAAATTTATTTTCTGTGTTATAAGTGTAAACTGGTGCATACAACCCTGTATACCCATATTGATAATCACAAAAGTTTCCTTTGTTGATTTTCATCGCCTTTACTTGCATCTGGTATAATGCCTGCAAGGTTAAACTCAGATCAAATGTTTTCCAGTGACGAGATCCACTAAGTATGTGGTTAACCTTATCTTCACATGCTTTCAAACGTGCAATTGTAGTATCCCCCTTAGATAACAATGACACAACAGGCAGTGTGTCTGGCACTCCAAATAATTCTAATGGTGCGCATTTAATCTGTTTTAGATCCCAAAAATTATTTCTCATTTGAGGCAACATTGAATAAGCTCTCAAAACATTTACAATATGAACACGTTGCATGTAGTAACAACTTTCTAAAGGTACACCAACTCTGCAAGCTTCTGAACTCCTTGAGATTGCATCTTGACAATCCGACATAAATCCTTCACAGGAAATGTTTAAACCAACTTCCTTGGTTTTTTTGATTTGAGGGTATGTCATTTGACCATTAATAGATATCAGAGATATAAATTCTGTTAAGATTGTTTGGGTGTTAGTTTTCTTTATACTATCATTGAATCCATGTAATTTCATCATTATACGATGAAGTACTCGAAATTGCTTTAATTCAATCAGGTCTGAACCGCGTAAAATTAATAAATAATCATCTGAATGTTCCATATGCTCACAATGAAGTTTACTGTCAGGATACAATTTTGCCCATATATGCTTTGTGTATTCTGTACACGCTACAGCCTTCAATGAGCTAGCATAATTCATTAGCCCTTGTAAGAAATTTTGCGTGGAATGTATTTTCAAAGAGTCTTTTTTCATGTAAGCTGTAGCTTCTGTAAAATGAGTTGTATTCTTTAAAATTGTTGTTGGAATATATATATCTTTATTTGCCCATGCCGAATAAATGTG